CGTCTTGACTCAAACCATCAGTATTCAAACCACTGATGAGGTCAAGGTCCGCTGTATGTCACTCGATGAGTACCAGGCATCACTGCTGAACAACATCGGTTTTACTGATGGTGGTCTGCTTTTAGTTCCGTGGGAGTTAATCCGACTGAGCTATGTGATTGACTGGTTTATCAACGTTAACCATTTTATCGGCTCGTTGATACCAATATCAGGTAGGGAACATTTAGGGTCGTGCTATGTCATTCGTCGCAAGTGTAGTTCGTACTTCACACCGGTTTCAACCGTTGCGGCAGCGAATTACGCTTGTGATGCGCAGGTAACAGGGAGCTGCATAAGCACCCTGGAAACTGTGACCCGGAGTCCCGGTTTTCGCGATACACGTCTCCTCATCAAGCCTGATTTTAGGTTTGGTGAGTTCTTGCGAGTCGCGGATGCTCTTGCTATAGCAATCAAGATCATCACCGGGATTTCTGACAAAGAACGCGATCGGGAAAACCGAGAGCGCCAGCGTCAATCCAGGAAGGACCGAGCCCTAAACCGGCTTAAGTCTAACCTAGGTCGAAAACCCTTTTTAGGGTAATCGATTGCTCGGCTGCAAAGCCGTCTACCTTACAGAATCTCTCTGTAGGGCAACGTGGTTCATACCACATTTTTAAGGAGTAATCCTGATGTCATTGTCAATTAACGCCAAGACCTACACTGCCGATTCCTTTAGCAAGGATAACGTCGGCTATATCGGATCCGGTAAAACTGTATCCGTTAAAGACGACGCGAAACTGTTACGGACGGCTCCCAAGCCAACCGCAACATTTTCCGGCGTAGGCCGCACCACTGCAAAGCTCACTCGCACTCTCACGTTGACCGGAGCTCTCACCCCCACCGGGGATGCGATCTGCGAAATCAACGTGTCAGCGCCTGTGGGCTATACAGCTGCGGACATCGATACCTTGCTTAACGATATGGGTGCATTCCTTGCGAGTGCATCCTTCAAGACTCACGTTAAGTCGCAACAGATATCCTACTAGAAATAGTAGAGTATCATGACGACGAAGCAAAAAGTCTGGATTGCTGGTGGTATACTGGCAATCATCGTTAACGCGGTACTAGCCATATGGATAGTGCCATCCCTGGAGTGTCGTGATGAAACCCCTGAAGGAAAAGGTAAAAGCGCTAACCTCGAAAGAGGAAAAGCGTCAGATGTCTCAGCTGCGTATACAGCGGAGTGTTTTGCGAGAAAGCTGTTGGCACAATTACCATAGGCTTATGCTCGCGTTGTGTTCTTACCACCGGCACCTTGATTTCGTTCCTCAATTCGAAGAGTTAATTCGCTCTAAGAAATGGGATGAGGTCTTGGCCATGGCTGATTCTTTGGCCTCACAGAAGTATGAGGACGCTGAGCAACATTTCTCAGCGAATCAGTTTGCCGCACTTGTTCGTAAATACCCCTTTGACCCTAAGATTGTTAAAACCAATCCGAAGGCGAAGGCATTGAAGACGTTCCTCATGAGTGAGCAGAAATGCAAACGCATGAATACTATCTTCAGGCTACTGGAAAAATCCAGAGATCCTTACGCTGCTATGCTAGGTAGAATGCGGAGCTTCATCCGATATGTTATCGGAGTGGAACCGGATCTGTCTAGTATATTCGACAAGTGTGACTTTGGTAATGGCGCCTCCGTAGGTGTTCACGGTAATGCCACCCACGTCGGACGTAAGATATCCGGCGCGTGGTCCGTGTCACCTGGTGCGTTCATGCTCTCACTTGAAGCTATAGGTTCGAACTTCCAACTAACGAATCAGTTGTTAGATAAGAGGAACGGATACTATTGCTTTGACTATCCTAGTGTCTTTACCAGATACAAAGATAGGTGTGAGATCGTGACATACAACAAAATATCGTTCGTTCCAAAGACTGCGAGAACTCTTCGGACAATCGCAGTAGAACCCCTGTTAAATGGCTTTGTTCAGAAAGGTATCGACGTTTATTTACGTGATAAACTTAAACGTATCGGTATCAATCTAACTGACCAAACAAGGAACCAAGAGTTGGCCCGTTTAGGGTCGACAAATGATTCCGAAGACTCATACGTGACTATAGACCTGAAGTCAGCATCTGATTCAGTATCGATTGGTCTTGTAAAAAGTCTTCTACCTGAGGAATGGTACTATCTCCTTGATAGTGTCAGAAGCGTGAACTATGTATCCGATGATCGCAAGATCAAGAGGTACGAAAAGTTCTGCTCCATGGGTAATGGGTTCTGCTTTCCGCTCGAGACTCTTATATTCACTGCCGTATGCGAAGCTTGCGGTTGTGGAGTCGCCGGGACCGATTATTCGGTCTACGGTGATGACATAATCGTTCGCAAACGCTATGCGGATTCCGTTATTCGATCCTTAAATAAGATCGGGTTTCGGGTGAACGAGAGTAAGACCTTTCTCAAGGGTCCCTTTCGCGAGAGTTGCGGTGCGGATTGGTTTGAAGGCAAGAACGTACGACCTTTCACACTTGATTTTGAACTCGATTCAATTGAGTCCATTTTCAAGGTCCTTAATATAACCAAGGAGAGAGAGCGCTCTGAAGCGTTCTTTCTCCCAGTCCGGCCATTCCTTATGAGATTGGCTGGGCGTCAAAACGACTTTGTGAGACCTTTTAAAGGGAATCATGATAGTGGAATTGACGGTTATATGGATGAAGTTCTCCGATCCCGGAACTGCCACTTCGATAAGAAGAAGCAGCAATGGGTCTGGAAAGAACTTCTGCATGAACCGGTGGATGATCTATCCCCGATTCATGGAGGTACGGATGATGAGTCCGTGTGGATGTACGCCTTGCTGAGAGGTGGGGTCAGTCGTAAAGACCGATCTCGCTTCCCAGTAAGGCTTGTCTATCGTCGAAAGACGAGAACGAAGGTGATCCTTACGGGTCACTCGGGGGCTTCATCTATGTG